GGAATTACTCCACCATATACAGGGAAATTACCTGCTGGTGATTATATAGATATAAGTGATGCACAAAGTACAGACATAAATGATGACCCTAATCTTGGTGGTTATGATTCTGGATTTGCTAGGGCATTTAAAAAATTGTTAAGTTGAGGAGGATAATATGTCTAAACAAAAATATGCAATACCAAAAAAGGGAGTCATGCACAGATTTCCTGGAGAGCCACGAATAATATTGCCTGATAAAGGTGGGTATGTTCCTTGGGTTGGACCAAAAGGCAGGTATTGGAGACGTAGATTAAAAGAAGGAACAATCAAAATTACAGATAAAGCTCCTATAGTAAAGGTTGCAAAACCTAAATTACAAGAAGTTATAGTTGAAAAGGAGAAAGGAGGAAAGCATGATTAGTTTTAATAACGTACCTGATACTTTAAGGACACCTGGAGCTTATTTAGAAATAGATAATTCCAGAGCTTTACAAGGATTATTTGCCAATCCCCATAAAGCCTTAATAGTAGGACAGAAAATTTCTGGTGGAACAGCACCAGCAGAAACAGTTTTAAGTATTACTAGTGATGGACTTGCTGATGGGTTTTTTGGTCCTGGATCTGTATTGGCTAGAATGTGTAATATTTTTAAGAAGAACAATCCAAATACAGAATTAAAAGCAATTGCATTAGATGATGCAGGTGCTGCAGTAAAAGCAAGTGCAACGATTCAATTTTCAATTGCTCTTTCGGCAACTGGTTTTAGTATGAGTGGCACAGAAGTTTTTAATTTATTACTTGGTGGTATTAAGTGTTATACTACATTAAATAGTGGATGGTCTACCACTGATGCAAACAGTGCAGTTGTTGCCAATGTAAATGCAGATTCAACACTTCCTGTAATAGCATCAACGAATATTGCTAGTGCTCTTAATTTAATTGCTGTCAATGCTGGAACACTTGGTAATGCAATTGATATCAGAGAAAATTATTATGCCGGAGAATCTTCGCCAGTTAACTTCGGAGATAGTGCTACAATTACAGATATGGCTGGGGGATTAACTGATCCAGATCTTGAAGATGCATGGGCTGTAATAGGTGAAGAACAATTTCATTATATTTGTCAACCTTATACAGATGCAACTAATCTTAAATCTATTGAGGATTTATTAGAGGAAAGATATGGACCACTTGTTGATCTTCAAGGACATGGATTTACAGCAGCTAATAAAAGCCTTGCTGATTCATCAACACTTGGGAATAGCAGAAATAGCCCACACAATACAATAATGTCCGCGTATGAATCACCAACAACTGCTGAAGAATGGGCGGCTGCTTTATCAGCTATTGCTGGATTTAATCTTAATCAAGATCCTGCAAGACCATTACATTATCTGAAACTTAAAGGAATATTAGCTCCGACAGAAGGAGATCGTTTTATAAAGAGCGAAAGAAACATTTTGTTATATGATGGCATTGCAACTTGGATAACTGACACTGTTGGTAATGTTCTTATTGAAAGATGTGCAACTACATATCAGACAAATGCAGCAGGAGTTCCGGATGCTAGTTATTTGGACATTCAAACTTTAGCTACTTTAGCTGAAATAAGATATCAATATAAGGCAAGAATGCTCACAAGATTTATAATTCCTAGATTCAAATTAGCGAATAATGATTTTCCTATTCAGCCCGGAACTAATGTAGCAAATCCTGGAACAGTTAAGGATGAGACAGTTGCTCTTTTTACTTTGCTTAGAGAAAAAGGATTGATAGAAAATCTTGATGAGTTTATTACAAATTTAATAATTGAAAGAGATTCAGGTGATAAGAATAGAGTTAATGTTTTACTACCACCTGACCTTGTCAACCAGTTTAGGATACTTGCTGGATTGATTCAGTTTATTCTGTAAAGGAGGAAAGAGATGGCTAAGATAACAGGAAGAATTGAAGTTGTTGTAAATGGTAATAAATTACTTAATAAAGCTGGTGCAAAAGCTGGAGGACTATGTGTTTCAGGAATGCCGGCTTTTGAAAGAAAGGCTGTACTTGGAGATGGCGGTCTTCATGGATTCACAGAAGAGCCTATTCCAGCCTTTTGTGAAGTAACTATCACAGACAGAGATGATGTCAGCTTGACTGATCTTGCAGCAATAAATGGCAACGGAACGATTGCATACAAAGCTGCTGGTGGAGTTGGTAAAACCTATACTATGGATGGTGCGACTTGTACTAATAATATGGAGCTTACTGGTGGTGAAGGAGAAGTCACCGTCAGATTTGAAGGAGCTTTCTGGGTAGAAGGCAAGCAATAGTAAAAAAGAAATTTGAAAAAGGATTTTGAGATGGAAGAGAAAAAGATAGTTAGAAGAAGCAGTCACAGGAATAGAGTTGAAGCCAAAGAGCTTATTGAAGAAATTCTTGAAGAAACAACACTTGATTTAAAATATCCAATTTCAGTTGCTACTGAAGCAGGTGATATTTTAGAAATTGAAAAATTTGTTTTTCCTCCAAGATTAAGAGTGAAACATTTGCGTGGAATACCCTCTGAATTATTTGATAGTGAGGCTGATCCAAATTTTAATCCGATTGTTTTTTTACCATTTATTTCTATACTTACCGACATTGATGTCAAGTTTTTAGAGGAACTGGATGTTGAAGACATCAATAATATTTTGGATAAGGTTAGAAAGTTATATGGTTTTTTCTAAAAGACACTTCATATCTTAATGATTTAAACGATTCGATATGGGGTGTTGCTAATGTTTTTAAGTTTTCAGCAGAAGAGATAATGAATTTTTACTTTGAAGATTTTTTATTTTGGGCAGAAGGGGCAGCAAAATTTATAGGAGAATAGCTGATGGGCGATAAACAATTTAAAGTAAGTGTTTTATTTGACGCCACTACAAAGAAACTTTCCGAAGGAATGCGAAGAGCTTCTGCGTCTATGAAAAGAGCTTCTCTTTCTGCTTCAAAATTAGGTGCTTCTTTAGGTAAAAAAGTTGCTTCTGGTGCAAGACGAGCAAGGCTTGGAATGAGGAAATTTTCAAAAGGGATGGAAAATAGTTTGGGCAGTGTAATTCCTATGAGACTTGGAGTTGCTGCTCTTGGAGTTGCTATTATCAATATGTCTATGAAGTTTAATAAATCAATGGCAAATATAGCAACACTAATACCAAGAAGCACAGAAAGAGTGCTCGCTCTTAAATCAGGTGTTCAAGATATGGCGCAAGAATTAGGAAGATCAACAGATGATCTTGCTGGTGGTTTGTATCAAGTAATATCTGCATTTGGAGATAGTGGTGAATCATTAGATCAGTTAAAGATTAATGCAAAAGCTGCTGCCGCTGGTATGGCTACTACCACTGATGCCATTGCTCTTACTTCTGCAGTTACAAAAGGTTATGGAGACACATCAGCGATAGCAATGAAGAAAGCAGCGGACTTAGCATTTATGACTGTTAAATTAGGGCAGACAGATTTTCCTCAATTAGCAGCAAGCATTGGACGCGTTACTCCTTTCGCTGCTAAATTAGGGATCTCACAAGAAGAATTATTTGCTGGTTTTGCTACTTTGACAGGAGTTACTGGGGGAGCAGCAGAAGTCAGTACTCAGATGGCAGCAATATTAAAAGCAATGTTGAAACCTACATCATCTATGACTGCTAATGTTAAAAAACTTGGGTATGAAAGTGCTGCAGCGATGGTAAAAGAAAATGGCATGACAGAGTCTTTGAGGATGCTAGCGAAACAAACAGGTGGAAGTGAAACAGAAGCAGCTAAATTATTTGGAAGAGCTGAAGCATTGACAGCAGTATTTGCTTTAACAGGAAAACAAACAGATGATTTTGATAAAAAATTACTGCAAATGAAAAATAGCACTGGTGCATTAGATACTGCATTTGATGAAGTTGCTAATGGTGTTAATAAAACAGGACACGAATGGGAGAAGTTTAAAGCGACTTTGATGGTAACTGCTCAAGTTGTTGGTGATATTGTGTTGCCGCTTCTTAGCAAGTTAATGTGGGCTGTTGGTGAATCTGTTAAAGGTTTAAGGTCTCTTTTTGAAGCAAAGACTTATAAAAATATTTTTAGGTATATGAAAACAGCTCCTGTTGATATGTATAATGCATTATCAGGAAAAAATGCAATAAATAAAAAAGCTCAAGCAATGAAGTTTCTTGAACACGGGAAGAAAGGAAAGTACACAAAGCAAAATTTAATGGAAGGAAAAGGGACCAGAAAAATGTTTCTTCAACAAATGCAAATAGCTGGTGTTGATAGTATGCCAGGACTTGGTCTTAAAGTTAGGGAAAAGGATGGCAAAAAGGTTCTTGATTACTCTGAGTTGAAAGCTATGATGACTGGACTGTCTCAGTCTAAAACAGATATCACTTTAAGAATTATGAAAGACGGAAATTTAGTTGTTGATAAGTGGAAAGAAAGACAGGGAAAAAGTAATATAAAAGTAGCTACAGGGCCAGAACTTGGTGCGGTCACAAGGTAGGGAGTAAAATGGACTGGAAAGACAATTTACAGCCAGCTAGTTGGAGAGGAGTTAGTTTTGGTGTTATAAAAACGCAGACTTCCGGTGGCAGAAGAATAAAAGAAATAGAACGCTGGCAGAAAAGAACTGTTACAGTAGATCAAGGGCCAACGTTGGTTAAATTTACCATAAATGCTTTTGTTGTACAGAATGCCGAGAATAATTTTGATTATTTCCAGCAGAGGGATAAACTCTTAGACAAACTCCAAAACGTTCGTGGTCCAGGGACTTTGATACATCCTTTCCACGGCAGATTAAGAGTTCATGCAAGTCGTTGGGCAATAGCGGAAAGTTTTGATGAAGGAGGCATTGCTAAATTTGATATTGAATTTGATTTAGAGCAAACTTCTTTATTTCCAGGAGAAACAAAAGATTCTAAAAAGATAATTGATGATAAAGCTGTTGCAGCTAATAACTTGTCAATAGATAGTTTTATAAATATAATGAATGTTACAGCATCTTTTGTACAGAACTTAATCAGTCCATTGACAAGTGTTCTGTTAAAGATACAAACCGCTGTTAGTAGCGTAAATAATGTTGTGAGGTCTACTGTAAATGCAGCAACAGGAGCCATAGGAACAGCAATAAATACATTGGCATTGGTGCTTAATGCTCCTTGTGAGTTGTTTGAAACACTTCAAGCAGCATCAGAAAGCTTTGGTAACTTGGTAGGAATGGCGGGAGATGCTGTAAATTCAGGGGTTGTAGGTGGGTGCAGTGGTACAACTAGGGGAAATTCTTATACTTTAGATGGTGATTCAATACCAGAAAGTTTAGGTGTTTCGGTTGTTTCTCAAATGCTTGCAGCAGTTAAAGCTATTAAAGAAGAAGAGATTGGGTCAGTTATGGAGACACAAGATGACAATTTGACCATATGTATAAATACAATTAAATTACAACTTTTAATATTTGCAACAAGGGTTGGTATAAGAATAAATTTTAGCAGCCAAAATCAATTACTAAGTCTTCTTGCAGATGTCCTTGATGCATTTGATGATTACATGGAGAACAGGCTTGGCAATCAATTAGAGATAAATAACACTGATATGTTTTTGGCAGCAGAAGAAATGAAAACTTCTTTTATTGTTGAAATGACTAACATATCAAATACATTAACAAAAGAGATAGATTATGAAAGCCCAAGTGACATCTCATCCACTTTGGTGCTCTCGTATGATAAATATTTAGATTTAGACAGATGTTCTGAAATATTTAATAAAAATAAAACAATAATAAAACACCCTGGATTTATTCCAGGTAATGAAGAAATAAGGATACTGGAAGACTAATGACCACAAAAGTTCTTGATAATTTTTCTCTTAATGTTAACAATTATAATTATGTTAACTGGTCACATATGTATATTAAGAAAAGTATGCTTGAAATTGCAGGAGAATTTGCATTTGAAACCTTTGATTATACAGAAGGTGATTTTGAAAAATGGAAAATCAAGATGGGAGCAGAAGCAAAAGCTGTCATCGGAAACACAACTATTTGTGACGGATATATTGATAAAATACCAATAAAATATGGAGAAGGCGATTTTAGTTTACAGTTTGTAGGGAGAGACAAGACAGCAGATTTAGTTGATTGCCCTTATACTGGAAGTAATAATGAATTTAAGAAGCAAACTGTAGTTGCTATAATAAAGAAACTCTGTACTCCTTTTTCTATTGAAGTCACAGTTGAGGACAGTGCCAAAAACACTGTTTTAACCACGATAGAGACCTTTAAGGCAAGTGAAGGTGTGTCTGTAGCAGATTTAATAATAGATCTGTGTAGAGATATAGGAGTGATCCCAATAAGTCTTGGAGATGGCAAGTTGACTTTGACAAAAGCTACTGAAACAGGGAAGACAAATGACCCAATACAATATAATGTAAATGCTAGTAGTGGCTCATATCTTCAATCAGATAGGGATAGATTTAGTAATTATACAGCAAAAGGTTATGGCATAGGAACTGAT